TTCACCCTTGCGCGGGCGCTTTGTTTGTGCGCCCTGCATCCCAAACCTGATAAGCCTGTCTTTGCCTTTGTCTTTAATGACAACAGCGTGCGACTTGCCGCTCGAATGACTCGGCGTGCTGATCGGCTTGTCATAGCCCTCAAACGTATGACCACCTCGTTTGATCTGCGCCATTACTTCTTCTTCCTTTTTTTCAGCAGGTCAGCGTCAGCCTTTCGTGCCCCACCCTTGCCAGAAATAAAGCTATTCACACGACCCATTGCCCACGCAGCCATGGGAACGTTGCGCGATCCGCTCGACAGATAAGCACCTTGACCACGGCGATAAACAGCAGATAACTGCCCATACGTGAACCTGGACTTATCGGCTTTTTTTTGAAGCGCGGCTTTTGTTGCCTCGCTTAGTGGTTTTCTTTTTGGTGCCACCTTGCTTGGTCCTCGATGCGGAAACGGCTTTGATGTCGATGAATTCGCCCGCCTTATAAGCAGCAGCCGTGCGCTTGATCTCTCGGGCTTTGCCTGAGCGACTCTTGGCACCGGAAAGATACTTCTTAGGCAGACCAGTGGCCTTGTCTTTTGGGACGCGCCGCTGCTTCTTAGCCATTACTTTTTCTTACCCCCTTTCTTTTTCTTTTTGGGTGCAGTCATCTGGGGCTTTTTAGGTCCGGAATAACGAGGCATCAACCTTGCTCCTTAGTTGCTGTTTTTTTGGCCTCAGCTTTTTTAGCTGCGGGTTTGGACTTCTTCTCTTCGCCCGGAAGCGTGAGTTGAAATCTGCTATGAAGCTTTCCCATTGGGATAGCGGCGTTTGAGTTGCTCCAAGGTTAGCTCTGTTCCGTCCCTAGCTACAAACTTACGAATCGCCTCGTCCGGGCCAAAGCGACTAACAAGACGATCCCAAAACTTCAAACGCCCAGGGCCAAGCACACCCAACTTGATCGACTCATCCTGTTGATTTAGCCATTCGCCATAGTCCTGCCGGATGTCACTCTCGCGCCCAGTTTCCCCGCGCCAAATGCTTCGCGTCCTTGACCGACAATTGAAATGCTGAGGGGGTAATGGACCTTTGCCCCATTCGTAAATCTTGCCGTCCAGTGATCGACAACGCGCAGAGGTTCGCGTGTCCAACACCGCTGTGTACCGATAACGATTCGTAATTAAAGGGTTTGCAAGCGCCACAAAGCGATCGGCCTCCACAGCCATCTGCGTCACCGTCGTGCGAACAATCGCCCGCATCTGATTGTTGGCCGCTGATGTCATTTGCCCGCCGGCCTGGATGATCCGATTGATTGAGCCACGCTGGCCCTTACGCAAACTGCCACGCAGTTGTCGTGAGATTTGGTTGATGGTCTGCCCGCTCAATAACCCATTCCGCACCGTCAGCCCGAATAGTTCGGCCTGCCTGGTCGCAATCCGTCGGAACGCCTTATCCACCACTTCGCCATTAGGCAGTCGCACAGCACCACCCGCAGCCAACTGGCCCACAGGGCGCCCAGCCACTCGCTCCTGCAGGTTGTCGCTCAATGCCACAACACCCCGAGCCGTGGGGTCAGACAACACAACAGCAGCAGCAAAGCCCGCCAAGATCGGCACACGCCGCACCGGCTCCTCCTCACCCTCCGGCACAACCCGGCTCAGCTCCTGCTCACTAAAACGGGCCTGAACAACTGCTAACTCCTGCATCTCATCAATCATCAAAGAGGAGCTAAACGCGCCCCACGCCTGCAACTCAACTTTTAATTCTTGGAGAATCTCCTGGAGCTTTTCAGCCTGATCAACTGCCGACAACCCATCAGCAGCAGCCAGCTCATCAATAGCGTCCAGCACCCGATCGTTATATGACTCGATGACCCTTCGGGCCACGTTGTTGCTGTAACGATTGAGTTCAATCGCATTTCGGAACAGTTCGGCCAGTTCATTCATGCCGGTTTTAACCCCAATTCCTCAGGAGTTTCAACACAAATCAACGAAACATCAGCGCCGGCCAGCAAAGCGGATTTGATGATGTCGCGCATTTCATTACGCATATCGTCGTCATACAAATGAATACGAGTCTCGGTGACTGTGATCACATGTCCTTTGTCGTGCCACGTTGTGCGTACAACTGCATAATTTTGATCCGTCAGTTCCCCAAGCGAAAAGAACAGCAACTGCTTATGACCGTCATCCGGTCGCTTCTTCCGTAGGTTCTTGATCCAGCTCATCAATCAGGCATTTGATCTTGATCTTCTGGCTCAGCCGACTCCTCGGGCATGGTTTCCCGTGCCGCAGGTTCTGGCTGCTCCATCTCAATCATGCCCCCGTTCTGCGTGCCTTCCAACTCCTCCTCAACGTCGAAGTCGTCGCCCAGGATCTCGCCGGCCTCCAACTGCTCCAACAGCGTGGACTGTGTAATCGTCCCTGCGGTGTAGAGCTGCAACAATGCTTGGATCTCATCCGGCTCCAAGCGTGACGCCATAAAGTCACGATTGACAAAGGAGCTGCCAGCCTCAGGAATCTGCAGATAGTCCGCGTGATACTGCAGGCAGTTGTCGATCAAGTCCTGCATTTGCTGGGCCACCACCTGCATCGTGCTATCTCCTTGGCTGCGGTCGATCCTCTTTGATGCGGCCGTCTCTGCTGACAGCTTCTGACCCAGAATCGCGGCTAGTCCTAGCTCGTTAATCTGGCTAGCAATTTGATCCAGCCGGCGGAACTGAGCGTCGAAACTCCGGCCTTGGGGCTCGATGTACTCGGCCTTCGCATCCAAAGGAAGGGCCATCGCTTCCCCGGGGCCTGCGCTGATCTCTTCGGCCGACTGCGGGAATCCGTAGACCGCCAACATCGGCACAGCCGAGATATGGAGCTGGTTGTCTAAATCACTCTGCACCTGATAAGCCTTGAGGTTCAGCTCGGCAATATCAGCCAAGGGCGGGCGTGATTCGAGAATGCCCGTGCGGTTGGAATAAGCCACAGAAAACGGAATTTCATCCAGGCTCGTCGTGCCCTCATCCACCACTCGGTAGTCGCCTTTCTTATCCTTCTGATGGATCTCGAAAGCGCCAGGAGTCAGGACTCGGACCTGCTCCACCATCTTCTCGCCATATTCGCCGTCCGGCTGCACCACCTTCTCGTAGAGACGAAGTTGGGTTAATTTCTGCTGCCCGTCGATAATCTCTGACCGCCAGCCGAGCACATCGGGCGGGGAATAAATTGACCAATACGGGCGGCCGTTGTCACCCGCAGCCGGTGCATCAACCAAGACGCCGACGTGACCGTACCGAATCATCTTCCGGGCGGCTTCATACAGAAACACGTCTAAGTTGTTCCCGAGAAGATCAACATCGAATAATTGTTCCGTGACGGTATCACTTACGTCTTGCAGCCGAATAGGCTTTCGCGTCAACATACCGGCCAAAAGTCTTTCTAGCCTGCTAAAAAAAGGCGGCAAAGTTGAACGCATTAAGCGTGAATCGTAGCTCTCATCAAGTTCCCTAGGTTCTTGCGGTAAATATTTTCTATGTTTTTTGCGAATGCCAAATGTGCCCAGGCTGATCGCTTCGAGAAGCTCCCAATGGGGCTCCATGTTCACATAAGCGTTGTTGGGATCACTAACGAGCGCAACGCTAGAGGCACGCTGACGGCCACCTGCAAACGATGAATACATGTCCCGCCCTACTTAATACGCACAGCTTAGTAAAGCCTAATCCCTGTGCCTCGACCAGCACGGGCGTGCAATATCGAAAACTCTCGGAATACGAGGTAGCCAAGAGCGTCGTTCATGTGGTCGTAGCCCGCCTCCTTGTCCGGCTCACCTCGCTCGGTGTAGCTCTGCAGCTCCAGGCACTCAATCGTCCTTTTGCAGTGCGCCGCTACCTGTAGTCGAACCTCGCCCTTGCCGTTCTCCAACAAAGCTTGAACAGAAGCCACCCGATCAGTGACCCTCGGATTAGATCGAGGCGACTGATTGCTGAACCCATAGGACTCGAGAATGCTGATGTCGGTGAGGCTGGCATTAGTAGAACGCGCTGAGCCTGATGCGTCAGGGTAGACATAGATGCGACGGTCGGGATAGCGTCGGCGGATCTCTTGGGCCAAACTGTCGGTGTCACGGGCACCGCTGATCTCATCAATCAGCAATAAAGAGTTACCCAGGCGGCAGCCAATAGTGGCGGACATGTTGCCGATATTGAAGTCCACCCCGACCCTCAGGATTTCGTCGCTGACATCTGGAAGGTCATGACAGATGTGCTTGGCCCGGTCAAATCGGTCGTAGACCTGGCCGGTGGTCAGATTGGTGAACTCGCCTTGGAGATACGCGGCGAGGAGACTCGGATCATATGAAGCCTCGAGCCTCGATATGAAGTCCGGCGGCAGATGTGGATTGTCTGCCGAGCGCATCTTGATCAACTTGCGATCCTTGCGCTCTTTTGCCTCCTCGGTGCCAAACGTGTTCCACATCCAGCGGAAGCCCTCAGGCGTGGAGGCCGCTGCAAACTGCCGGACATTGCCAGCACGAAGGCGGCCGAGAATCTTGGGGAAAGCCCGATCGGCAATAGAGGTGGGGACGGTATCAACTTCGTCCACTAATACCCAGGCCAAATTAAGACCAATGATTCTCGTCCAGCTTTCTAGGGATCGGCAGAGGATTTTTGAATCCCCGCCGGGTAGGTGCAAAATCACCTCAGGGAGTGGACTCGCTCGGAAGGTGTAGGGCACTTCATACCGCTGCAGGAAGGACTCGAACTCAGTCAACCAAATATCGCGCACCAAGCTCTGAGTGGGCTCCATGATGCATCCGGTGAAGCCTTGATTAGCGCAGGCAAGGAAGACAGCCTTAGCAGCTTGCGCGTGCGTCTTTCCGCTGCCGTAGCCGGCACAGAGGCCGAGAATGTCGGTGGTCTGATCATCGACAAACGCCCGCTGTCCTGGGTGCAGGTCGTCGCGGATGCGCTGCAATAGGTCGGTGGTCTCTTCCTGCGTGGGCGGCTCAGCGAAGGCGAGGAGCGGTTCCGCTTCGGTCAAGCCCGCGAGGACGGAAACCATCAGATATCGAAGCGCAGAAGCTTAGCTTGAGTCTCAAGTGCTTTGATTGCGACAGCTACCTGTCGGTCGTCGTTGCCTGCCCGCTTTTCATATTCCGCAAGACGGCGCACCGCAGCGGCCAACCATTGCGGACGCTCGACGGCTGAGTCTTCTTCTATCAACTTGCGAGCGCGTGCGATGTATTCGTCTGTCTGACGGCTGGACAAATCCCACTCAGTCGCGGCGTATTGAAGGATGTCAAAACGCGACCACGATTTAATCAAGAACTGGTAAATCACGTTTACCCGTTCGTGGATTTCTTGATTAGTTGACTTTTTAGCCATGCCCGGATCTTACAGGCGACGGGTGAAGCTTAGCCAGTCTTTTTTCCTGGGGCGTGCATTTTGCGCCAGTAGTTATTTAGCTGGTTGATTTTGGGAAGGACCAAGTGATGAGAAGAAACAAAGCCGACGTACTCACCCACGGAGACTCGAACGGAACCGTCTTCTTGGTTGAGGATCTTGGCGTTCGGGGGTTGTGGCTCGTCGGTAGGCGTCACGTAATCGGCGCTCATAATTTTCGAATGTGCGGAGGCAGTTGAGGTGTTTTTGATTGCTGAGGTGTTGGTCCATCGGTTTTGGTGCTGTGAAGTTTGAACGCCGGGGGATCGATACGGCACCTCTACCGCCCCTGCCTTTCTCGCACGGCTCCCTTGGGGCCGCAACTATTGCGAGTTTTTTATAGCTCTCAACCTGAGGGGGTCTCAGGTATCAGGCTCCCCGGCGTGGTGGTCAGGTCGAAGGCGTGGGATCAGTGGTGAGGGTGAGGCCGTCGCGTAGGGCTTCCTTTTCGAGGTCATACCAATGGTCCACGGTTTGAACCCATTCGTCCCATATAAGTTCGCCTGGGCGGTTTAGAAGGCGATCGAAGAGGGAACGGCGTCGAGCTTCGCAGAGGTAGGAGGGCGGTTCAGGTGGGAGTTCGTCAGCCCAGAAGACAGGCTGGTTTTCGTAATGGTTAAGGCTGGTGTGATGAAAGTCCATGGATCAGGCGGGGAAGGCGGGGGCGATGCTTTCGATGGTTGCCTTTTCGGCCCAGAGTTCGCGGATGTTGGCGGTGAGTTCTTGGGTGGTGGTGAAGCGTGACCAGGCGCTGCCGGTGTTGTCGCGGTAGCGAATGGCGAGGGTTAAGGGGTGGGTGAGGTTGTGCATGGTTTGAGGTGTTGAGGGGTCGCCCCCGTTAAATGAATTGTGGCATACCAGAGAGAAGAGCACAACCCCCGGCATAAAAAAAGCCCCGAGGGGCTCAGGCTGCGGCCTTGGCTAGGTAGGCGTCGACCTTGGCGCGGGCTGCGTCTTCGGTCTTGGCTGAGCACTTGCGGAACTTGGGCATCTCGAAAGACTTGGCGATCACGTAAAGCTTGAGGTCTTGAGGATCCCAGCGGAACTG